TATTGTAAACGTTGATCATGAGTCCAACCACTACCAACTTTTACTTTATGACCTTTATGTTCAATCCATACTTGAGATAACATTTCAATAGTTTCTGATCTACCATTTCTAACAACCTCAGCTGTATCTGTATCATAATCAATTACTTTATACTCAGCATCATGGAATTTTTTAACTTTAACTAGGTTTTTACTACGTTTACCTTCATAACCTACATTTTTACGTAACATAAATCCTTCCCAACCTTTTTCAGCTGATAATTTATTCCATGTTTCAAAATGGTCATTATCATTTATTTGGACTTGATCTACATATTGTAATGTTTTAGCACATGTAAACCTACCACCTTGCCAAGCTCTTAAGGTACGTAATCTTTCAGTTAATGGTGTATTACCTTTTCCTGCATCAAATTCTGATTTATGCATCATATCAAATATCATAAATCTAGGATTTTCAATTTGATGATCTTTACGTCTAAGTTCTTTCATTACACCCTGAAAATCTTCGTTACCATTTTCATCTAATAAACAAATCTCTCCATCAAATACATGATTAATAATACCTGTATTTTCAATAGATTCTTTTACTCTATTTAATGTAGTTAATTCTTTACCCATTCTAGAATATAATGTACAAACTCTATTCTCATCAACCACGGCTAAACATCTAACTCCATCAAGTTTTCTTGAAGCATACCATCTATCATCCCAATCACATTTACCTTTATATTCTTGTGCTAATGCAACTGAAAAAGTAGGGATTAAATTTGGTACAGCTTTATTAATGACCTTATCACCAGCTCTAATATCTAAATTTTTATCAATAATCTTATATATTAATTGGTTATCATCATGTGAATTAGCACATCCATTTATAAGTGCTATAGCATCATGTCCTGTAAATTTTCTATTCGTTAGATCATCCAATAAATGGAAAACATCTCTATATCCTCTACTCCATTGTTCCTTAACTAAATGGCTATTTTTCTTACAAGTTTTACTTGTAACATAGTATTGTTTAAATGGATTATAAGTATATTCTAATATTTTATGAATATGTGAATTTGCGTTCTTTATTATTTGAACTTTTTGCGTACTACTACTTGTAGCACGCATATCTTCTATAAATTGATTTAATTTTGTCATATTATCTTACTAATAAACTTGGTGAAACTGTATAAATATCTCTGGTGGTAGTTCCATAACCTTGAACCTTAATATTTTTCTTATTAATTTTTATAATTTTAAATTTTGTATTAGAATCTATTGATTTATGATTTATACTTACCATATCACCAACATTAAAATCATCTTTACTTAATGTTTCAATTTTTTCACCTTTTCTAGCTGTCATTTTAGCTCTTAATTCTTCACTATTAAAAGAAATAGTACCTAAATTAATATTAACACCATATTGCTTTTCTAATTGTGCAACTGCGTTTTGAAAATCTCCTCTAAAATTTTTAACTTCTTGTTTAGTCATAACCTTTATTTTTTTATTATTAATATACCGTAAATATACGAACCCTCTCTGCGGTAGCCACATTTTTACGCATAAGCCTCACCTATTTCTTCAATAATTTCTTTAGCTTCTTCTAAATCAACTTGAAAAAATTCACGTTGTTTCGTTAATCTATATTCATTTAATCTTTCATGTACATCTTTTTCAAGTTCTAATCCATTCCAACAACTATAAGCAAATTCAACTTCATAAGGTAAAGCAACACCTGTTGCATTAGATAGTTGTCTGGCTCTTTCTTCGGGAACATTATTGGTATATCCAATTTTTAATATTCCTGGTTGTGAAGGATTTGATAAAACATATACCCAAGAATCATGATCTCCATCACGATTAGTATATGAAAGTTTTTTACGACTTGTAAAATATTTAACATCTTCCCAACCACCTCCTTTAGAAGAAGGGCTTAAAGTAAAATACGAGGCATTATCAACACCTTTAGAAGGGAAATATTGATTAGATTGTTTAACAGTGATTCTTTGCATGTAACCTTAATTTTTGTTTATGTGTGTAATATACGAAAGATAATTCAGGAAGCCAAGCCTCTCTCGAAAGGTCTCCCTTCTACATATATTAATATTTAAATACGTATATATTACGATGTTATCTCTAATGTCATATGACCAGTTGATTTTAGGTAATATGAGTTAGCAGGTATAGTTGTTGTAGGATTAAGGGTAAATGTACCAGCACCACTTCCAGCATCTTGTCTTATTGAAAATGAGTAATTCCATATTGGTGGTTCATTAACGGAGCCAGAAAAGTAGGATTGAGAGACAAATAATGATTGAGATACGTCTCCGGTAAATCCTCCTATTGTACCAGCTAGGTCAGATTGTCCAATACCAGCCGCAATTGCGGATTGTGAAAGAGCGTAATTTGTGTCTAAAGCGGAATCCATAGAAAAATAAGCGTTACCGCCGTATACGCTTTGTGATGCAAATGCTGGGGTCGCGAATGTAAATGTATATGTCGTTCCCGCGTTTAGTACCTCACCTAGAGATCCGGAATTAAGTTGAACTTGAGTATATGCTGCCATGCTGGAATTTTATTATAAATATGGCGTTTTGTAGGTTCCGTTTATAATATCCGAAGAACTTAATCCTTGATAGCGAGGTACATATATAATTTCTTTAATGTATTCACTTCCTATTATCTTTTTATCTTTATAATCGTCACCAATTAGCATATATCTTGGAGAGTTATGTTTAATTAATTCTATTAATTCTTTATCGTTTGCAAATTCCCAAACTTCATCAATGTATTTTATAGAGTGTAGAAATTCCATTCGGTTTTTTAAATTATTTACCGGTCGACCTTCCCCTTTCGCTGACGCTATTCTCTCATCCGTATCTATCCCAACTATTACTCTTCCTCCCATCTGTCTTGCACGTTGAAACATTTTGATATGCCCCATGTGGAGCACATCAAAACATCCATTCAACCAAATATTATCTTTAGGCTGCATACTCAATTGCTTTACTAAACATTTTCTTATTTACATCCATATCTTGCTTGAAGTTTTTAATAATTCTAGCTTGACGTAATTTACCACTTGGTGTTTTGTACTCAAAATTACCTTCAATAATGTTTTCCTGGATTCTATTAAATACCGTCCATAAATCATCATTTGTGTCTTCTTTACGTTGTGCAAAAGCAACTTCTTCAATAGCTTCAACTGGGTAAGTATTTTGAGTTCCATCAACTCTAATATCAAGTAACTCTTGAGCTAAATCTAAAATCTTTTGCTCTTCTAACTGAGTGTTTTTCATATTATTCATTGCATCAACTGTTAATGGTAATTTTTCAACCATATCTTTAATTAACACTTGTAAATCTTCAAATGTATAACCCATATGACGCATTTTAATATCTTCAAACTCTGTGTCTGCAATTACTAATCCATTTTCACAAATCATTCTAAATAATCCTGCTGTAAATTGAAAGCAATTTTTCCCATCATGAGAATTTGTTAATAATATTTGTGGGAATACTGTATCACCATCTTCACCATTAATTACAACATCATTATTTCTAAATACAACTAAATGTTTTTGGTAACCTGATGTGTCTTTAGTTCTAGCTTTAACTTCTTTAGCTTCTACTGGTAACCAACCTAATAATTCCATATCATCTATAACTTTTTCTGTTGGAATATGTGTATATTTATCTGTTACCTCTGGAGAAGGTACTGTTGTAAAAATACTTGGAGCGATTTCATTTAAATCTCTTTTACTTAATGGGGTGATTGAATTTGTTTTTAACATAACTTTTATTTTAATTTTGTTTTCCGGCTTTATTGCCTTATTTACCCTGTAAATATACGAAAGCTATCTCGGGTATCCAAGCGCTTCACCGGAAGTCTTCAAAATATTTTTAAAGTTGTGCTAAACCAAATACAACTACCATTATAGTAAAATATAATAATGCTACTGCTGGTTCTTTGTTTTCTTTTTCCATGGTCATAGATACATAACCATACTATATTATATGCCAATTTAATATTACTGGATTATTAAGTAATCTATATAAGTATATATTTTATCGATGCCAAAAATTTTGTTAAAAAAAAGAGTCGCGCATTGCATATTTTGTCCTATATATTTGTATATACAATCGATAGTGTAGATCTGTTTTCGAGTCATAAAAACCGCTAAAACTTTTTTTGGCATATACACGCGTCGATGGATATCTGCGTACGTGGATATT